CCTTAAAGAGAGAGCATTTTATATCTGGTAAAGATATAATTGTTTGTTTTGTTTAGACTTGTTGTGTGTTGATTAGGGTGGCTTAGGTCACCCTTTTCTGTTAAAGCTATGTTAAAAGTCTTTTGTATATAAATAACTCATTATATATTTGTGTAAACATTAAAAATAATAATTATGGAACATTACAGATTAAAAGAAATCATTAGAGAAGAATTAGAAGTTGTTAAAACAAATCAAACAAGATTACAACAAATTCTTCTTAGTAAAAAAACAGTTTTAAACATAAGAGATTTATGTGATTACACAGGATATTCAATGTCATATATTTACAAGCTGACATCACAAAACAAAATCCCTTATTTTAAACCAAGTGGAAAGATGGTATTCTTTGAAAGAGAAGAAATAGACTCTTGGTTGCTTGGAAATAAACAAGAAGTTAAAAAACAACAAGATGAAGCATTTGTTAGAGTTTAACAATTACAGGATAGAAGCTTTAGTTAAAGAGCTTAGTAAAAGCGATAAGAGAATATTAGAGTTAGAAACTTTTATATTCGAGTTATGTGATAGGGATTGTCCTGAAGCATACAAACAAGTAATAAGAACTGAACTATATGAATACAGACAGAATAATAGATAAGCCAACAGAATTAGAAATTAATTACTATGACCAGTTTGTATTGTTATCTCAAACTATTCTTAAACTAAGAGAAGGTAGAATAAGTGCTAGACACATAGATACTATTATAACTCAGTTAAACGAACTAGCTTTTTATGTAAATGAATTACAATTAAAAGTTATGTATAAATCCTCAGAATTAAACTATTATAAACAAGCAGTAGACGACTTAACCACTGAGGTTGTATCTAGTCGATTTGTAGATATCAAATAAAGTTGTATATTGCAGTAAAACAAACAAATTATGTCAAAAACATTAAATTTTGAACAAAAGGTAATTGCAATTCAGTCAGAATTAAAAGCACCTAAAAGCCAATACAATAGTTTTGGTAAGTACAGATACAGAAACCAAGAAGATATTTTGGAAGCTGTAAAGCCATTATTGAGTAAGTATGAGTTATCTATAACTTTAACTGACACAATTAATGAAACACCATCAGGAATTTGTTATGTAGAAGCAAGAGCTATACTACATGGCACAGATGGTAAGATTGAATCAGTTGCACAAGCTGGTATTGATATTAATAAGAAAGGTATGGATATATCTCAGTCATTTGGTAGTTCTAGTTCTTATGCTAGAAAGTATGCTTTAAATGGTTTATTATTAATTGATGATACTAAAGATGCTGATTCAACTAATACTCACGCAACTTCAAGTCTTAAATGGCTTAATGAAGGTACCCCTGAATTTAACAAAGCAATAGCACACATTAAAAAAGGAGGAAAGATTTTAGATATAAAAAAGAAATTTAATATATCTAAAACTGTAGAAACTAAATTAACTAATATTAAATCTTAAATTATGGCAGGACTAATTTCAATGTCTTTAGATGTAAGTAAATTACCTAAAGAAAAATTCGTTAAAGGTAAAAAGGGAGTTTATTATAACTTCACTATTGCTGTTAATGATGACACAAAATATGGAAACAATGTTTCTATGTTTGATGCACAAACTGAAGAGGAGAGAAAGGCTGGAAAGCCTAAGCAGTATCTAGGAAACGGAAAAGTATTCTGGAACAATGGCTCTATAGTAAATGCAGAAAGAGAAGCTCAAGCTACTGAAGTATCAGCAGACGGAGACTTATTCTAAATAAAAAGGGGGATTAATTTCCCCCTTATATTTAAACACACACACAATGACAATAAAAGACTATACGAATGAAGAGCAACAGTATATGCAATATATCGAGGATAAAGCATATATTGACCCTAATAAAGAAGTTAAATATCCTCCAATAGCGATAAGCATGGGAAACTTTATGGCAGGCAAAGAAGTATATCCAATACCAATAGGTACTTATGGTAACTTCTCTTTTATTGCTGCTCCTCCTAAAAGTAAGAAGACTTTCTTTGTTAGTTTATTATCAGCAGTATATCTTAAAGGACAATTAGATAGTCATGCTAAAGGAATGTTAGGTCATAGAAAAGGAAGATGTTTAGTTCACTTTGATACAGAACAAGGTAGATTTCACGCACATAAAGTATTTAGAAGAGTTTTAGATATGACAGGTTTAAGTGATGAATGCTATCACACCTTTGGACTTAGGACCTTAAACAATAAAGATAGATTAAAGTTTATAGAATACTTTTTATATCATAAGGTTCAAGATGCAGGTTTAGTTGTAATAGATGGTATAGCTGATTTAGTTTCTGATGTAAATAACTTAGATGAATCTAGTGTTGTAATACAAAAACTAATGCAATGGACTGAAGAATTAAATTGTCATATAGTTACAGTTATACATAGTAATTATGGTAGTGATAAGCCTACAGGACATTTAGGTTCTTACTTAGAAAAGAAAGCAGAGACTCAGATGCAATTAGAATTAAACACAGTAAACAATGAAATGGTTACAGTTAAATGTAGAAGGAGTAGAGGATTTCCTTTTGATAAGTTTAGCTTTAAAATAAATAAGCAAGGTCATCCTGAAATAGTTGATGACTTATATGATATAATAGAAGAAAGTAATATAGATGCAACTAAAGCTTACGTTTAATATAAAGCCTGTTCCACACCAGTCAGTCAGAATTGGCAGGAATAATATTGCTTATAAACCTAAGAAAATAATTAACTACCAAGTTGCAATAAGAGCTTTAGCTATAGCTCAATTACCAAAAGGATTTGAAATGATTCCTGCTGGTACAGAAATAACAATACAGAGATTATCATACCAATTTGAATATCTCAAATCTACACCCAAGAAGAGAAGAACAGGTAAAGTTCCTAAAACCACAAAACCAGACTTACACGACAATTTAAACAAAGCATTCATGGATGCACTTGAAGGCATTGTATTTGAACAAGACCAGAATATCGTTAAGATAAAGAATCTTGAGAAGTACTATGACAAAGAGAATTTAATAACTTTAATACTTAAATATTAGTATGTTAGAATTGTTGGCTAAGAATCATCTATTATGGGTAAAGATGGTTTCTAATATGGGATGTCCTAGACATCTCTGTGAAGATATAGTACAGGAAATGTATTTAAAAATAAACAGATTAGTTACTGATAAAAGAAAGATAATGTATGGTGATGATGATGTAAATAGATTTTACATATATGTTACATTAAGAAACTTATATTCTGATTATAAGAAAGCAAAAAACAAATATACTTTTTTCAGTTATCTTGAAACAGATGATGCTGATACAATACATACAGCAGAGTATTTATATTCTGATACTGAAACAGAGAAAGAAGAAGCTTTCTATAAAATAACAATGAAGTTGGCTAAAGAGATTAATTCTTGGCATAGCTATGATGCTAAACTGTGTAATACTTATTACTCAGGAGATATGTCTTTAAGGCAAATATCTAAAGGAACTAATATTAGTTTAACCAGCATATTTAATTCTATAAAGAATTATAGAGCAATACTAAAGGACAAATTTATAGAAGATGTTGAGGATTACTTAAACGGAGATTATCACTTACTTTAAATAAATAAATTATGAAAGAACCAAAAGACAAAAGAACCAAAGCATACAAAGAATGGAAGAAAAACTTTGATGCAGTACAAGAAACAAAATCAAAAGGATTAGGAGATGATATTGAAAAGATTACAGAAGCAACAGGAATCAAAAAGCTAGTTAAGTTTATAGCTGGAGAAGATTGTGGATGTGATGCTAGAAAAGAAAAACTTAATAAGATGTTTAGACATAATAAGTTAGAATGTTTAAATGAAGAAGAGTATGATTATTTAATTACTTTATTCTCAAAGAATAAGAATGTTCTAAATAATGAAGAGATAAAATCAATTTATAAAATAAGCAACAGAATATTTAACAAAAATAACAAACCTTCATCTTGTTCTTCTTGTGTGAGAACAGTAGTGTTAAGGTTAAAAAAAGTTGTAGATGCCTACAAATAAATCACTTATAAGAAACTCAAAGCAGGTTAAACAAGCTATTGATTTCACTGGTATACAAAACGGAAAGATACATCCTTCTGATATTGATGCTGTACTTGAATTTAATAACGATGCTTTAATATTGATTGAGGTTAAAAGAAAGGGGAATAGAATTCCTACTGGTCAAAGATTATTATTAGAAAGAATAAACGACTCTTGGCATAATCAGGATAAAGCTGTTGTGCTAAAGGTCGTTCACTCTTTTAAAGATGACACAAGAGATATTCCTTTGAATGAATGTACTGTAGAAGTATGTTACTATAAAGGCAAATGGTCAGAAAGAACAGGTCCTTTATTGGAAGTATTAAATAAACTAGGAAAATCATGGGAAATAAAGAAATTGTCCTTTTAAAGTGGACTATGAGTTCTTCTTATGATGTTAACGTAAATTATATATATAATGACAGAGAGAAAGAAAATACCTGTTTACTCAGGAGTACTGAATTACTTTCCTGATGCAATTAGAGAAGTAGCTAAATGTAGTTATGCAGGAAACTATCAGCATAATCCAGACAAACCTTTACATTGGGATAGAAGTAAATCTGGTGATGAGTTAGATGCACTTGCTAGACATTTACTTGAAGCTGGTACAACAGACTCAGATGGTATCAAACATTCTGCCAAAGTTGCTTGGAGAGCTTTAGCTAACTTACAAAAGGAGATTGAAAGGGAACATAAAGTTTAACAGACTTTTAACAACATTTAATTAACAAAAGTGTATATTAGCTTAAAATATAAATTATGATAAAAACATTTGACAATAAAGAATGGAAGTACATAGACATTATAAAAAGAATGTATGACGATGATTTCTACTATGGTTATCTTGGTTCTAACGCACTATCTTCCTCTTCAGCTAAGAAACTACTACAAAGTCCTAAAGCATACCTTAAATCGCTTAATGTGAATCAGGATGCTCAACCACTTAGAGATGGAAGACTTGTACATTTATCTGTGCTTGAACCTCAAAAGGTAAAAGACCTAACTATAATTGATGGTTCTAAAGCTACTAAAGCATTTAAACAAGCTGTATTAGATTTAGGTTCTGCTAATGTATATACAAGAAGTGAATTTAATAATGCTAATAGAATAGCTAATGCAGTTCTTAAATGTAGTGAGGTAACTAATTTATTACAGGGTGCTGAGTTTGAAGTTCCTCAAGCTGCAATGATAGATGATATACCTTTTAGAGGTAAGGCAGATGTTTTAAATGGTAATGTAATAATAGACTTAAAAACTACAGGAGATATAAGTAAATTTAGATGGAGTGCAAAGCATTTCTCTTATGACCTTCAGGCTGCTTTGTATACAAGAATGTTTGATGCAGATGCTTTTATATTTGTTGTAGTAGATAAAGATTCTAAAGATATAATGATATGTGATTGTTCAGATGAATTTATGAGAACTGGAACAGAAAAGCTAGAGATGGCAATAGAACAGTATAAGTATTTCTTTCAAGATGAAATACCTAATCTGGATAATTATGTAACACATGAAACATTGTAAAGGCAAAGATACTAAGGAAGAGTATTATAATCTTGCTATGTATGATTTAGAAGATGGTATGTCTATAAATGATTTAAGAAAATTACTAGAAGAATACTCTAGCCAAGAACTATACTGGGAATGTGCAGGAATACAAAAAGCAATAGAATATATGGGCTTTATGTTGTTAACAGTAATGAGTGAAAAATTAAACACAAGAGAAATAAATTTAAAATATAACATAAAAGAAGACGAAAATGAATTCAAATAAAATATTACAAACAGAAGAAATAAGAACTTATATAGAAAATTGTTTAGGCATACAATTATCAAACAGAACAAGGAAAAGAAATTATGTATATGCAAGAGCTTTATATTTTAAACTATGTAAAGAATACACTAAGTTAAGTTTAGCTGATATAGGTTCTAGTGTTGATATGGACCATGCTTCAGTTCTTCACGCAATAAATAATGTATTTCCTTGTGTTGTTCAGTACGATGCACATTTAAAAGACCTTTATGATGATTACAGATTTTCTCATAAACATGATGTAGAAAGTATATTTGAAAACTATTCCAGATTATTAAGAGAGAATATAGATTTAAGGAATGAGATTAAAGGTGTAAAAGAAAGTGAAGGTTTACTTGAAAGAAGATTTGTTGATTTATATAATGAAATACCAAAACAAAAGATGAATGATGTTTATGATAAGCTAGATACTATTGTTAAAGTTGCTAAGGCATTTCATGAGAGAGATACTGTTCAACCTTAAGGCTCAGAGTTGGTGCATTGAGAAAGGCTATAAAATATATCCTATACCTCAAAACAATAAAGGAACTAAGTGTAAGATTGGAATAGAACTTGGAGATAAAAAAGCAATAACAAAAGAAATATATACTAACAAAGAAGTTAGTACAGAGATATGGAAACTATTTACAAAACTATATAAAAGATGGGAAGAGCAAAACAAAACTCAGCATACATAAAACCTAATGATGGTAGAAAGAATAATGGTAGAAAGAAAGGAGATAAGTATGGACCAAAGAAACAACTGATTAAATCATCTTCACAATTAACACCAGCAAAGAAGGAAAGAATATCTATCTATGCTCTTAATGCAATGAAGGATGTGTTTGGTAGTGAAGAAGAAGCTTGGAAGACATTAGCAGAACAAGCTAAGGATTCTTTTGCACACATGAATTTACTATGGCAATACAGATATGGTAAACCTCAAGATGGTAGTGAAGATAATGCAAATAAGAAACTTAATGTTCCTGTAATTAATTTCTATGCTTCTACTAATCAAGTAGAAAAACTAGAAGATACAATAGATATAGAGTCAGAAGAGGTTGATATGGATGAATTAAATAATGAATAACCTAAAGTTAAACGATAAATATAGTCCTCTGTTTACAGCAAAGAGTAGATACTTTGTATGTACTGGAGGTAGAGGTTCTGGTAAATCATTTGGTGTAGCTGTATTCTTATTGTCATTAACCTATGAGCAAGGACATAAAGTTCTGTTCACTAGGTATACAATGATTTCAGCACAGACATCTATTATTCCTGAGTTTATAGAGAAGATAGATTTAATGGGAGTAAATGACCACTTTAGAATTACTAAAGATGAGATTATAAATATGACCACAGGAAGCTCAATAATCTTTAAAGGTATCAGAACATCAAGTGGTAATCAAACGGCTGCCCTGAAGTCTCTAAATGGTGTTACAACGTTTGTTATTGATGAAGCAGAAGAGCTAACAGATGAATCTTCTTTTGATAAGATTGATTTCTCTGTAAGGTCTCAGGTTAAACAGAATAGATGTATACTTATATTAAACCCAACTACTAAAGAACACTGGATATATCAAAGATTCTTTCAGGCTTCTGGTGTGAACTCAGGCTGGAATGGTTCATCTAATAAAACTACATACATACACACAAGTTACAAAGACAATAAAGACAACTTATCTGAGTCATTCTTAGAACAAATATTTGAAATGAAATTAAAGAGACCAGACAAGTATGAGCATCAGATACTTGGTGGTTGGCTTTCAGCAGCAGAAGGTGCTATCTTTAAGAATTGGAGAGTAGGAGATTACATACAAACAGAGACAACCTGTTATTGTCAAGATTTTGGATTTTCGGTTGATTTGACAACGCTTTGCAAAATTTCAGTAGATAAAAATTTAGGCAAGTTATATGTAAAAGAAATCTATGGTAAAGCAGGATTATCTACAACAGAGATAGCAATGAAGAATAAGATGGAATGTGGAGCTGACTTAATTATATGTGACTCAAGTGAACCTAGACTTATCAAAGAGATAAAACAGAAAGGAGACTTAAACATAAGACCTACAATAAAAAAGAAAGGTAGTATACTTTCAGGTATTGCACTTATGCAAGATTATGAAATTGTAGTAGATAGAAAGTCTCATGGTATTGTAAGAGAACTTAACAACTATGTGTGGCAAGAAAGAAATACTAAACCTAATATAGGCTACGAACATTACATTGATGCTATAAGGTACGGACTTATGTTTCTTATACAAGGTCAGAACTCTGGCAAGTATGTCATTAGGTAATCATTAAACATAGTAGCTTAGTTCTTAAACATAGTAGGTATTTCCTTACTCTTAAACATAGTGGGTTTTCTGTCATCGTTAAACATAGTACATCGTTAAACATAGTAGGTTTTCTGATTGAGTCTAAATTCTCTTATCTAAAATTATTCTAAATAAATAGAAACTTTCTTTTGTCAAATATCTTTTGCTAATAATCCATTAGCCAAACCAAAAATATTTTGCTAGTCTCAATTATTTTTTGTATACACGCACACGCAATAATAAGGACACTTTGACTATGTTAAAGTTTTGTTAACACTTTGTAATTGTTAACTATTTGTTTATATATTTGAATAAACAATAAATAAAACACTATGATTGAAACATTAAACAAAACAAAATTCTTAATAGACTT